CAGTAAAAACCACTTGAAAACTTAAAGATCTATCAGGGATAGTATTTACGGCAATAGCAAGGGCATGAAGGAACTCTCCATGATAGCGGTCATGATTACACGTAAATTCTTTCCGCACCCAGCATTTAAAATACGGGATGTTACTTATTAAATTTGGCATAAAAAATTTTTAATCCTTTGGCTTCATTATAGAGCCGCCTTTAGCCTTCTTCATGACAGAGCCGCCTTTAGCCTTCTTCATGACAGTGCCGCCTTTAGACCTTTTCATTACAGTGCCGCCTTTAGACCTTTTCATTACAGAATTGCCTTTAGACTTTTTTACAGAACCACCGTTGGATTTTCTTTTGGGGGAAGCATTACCTAGCTTGACTATTGACATAAACACCTCACAAGTATTTAGTTACTTTTCTACGGCCACCTAATACAGCGCCGCAACCTTTTGCGATTTGTTGGCGAACCTCTCCACCATTTCGCATGTTTTTGACAGTGGCTTTTGGTGTGTTTTTAACCACTGTCTTACCTTTCTTGCCTTCTTTCTTTTTCTTTCTTGCAGTCGCCGCTCGCTCTGATTTAGTCAAAGATCGTGCCTTTGACTCTGGCAAACAACGATCTGGATTTCTTTTGTCTGGAGACGTACCACACTTACCGACAATGTTTCCTTCACTGTCGATGCGAACCCAATTTTGTTTTAACCACTTTTTAAGCTCGCCCATTTTTAGTCTTTCTCTTTCGTGGTTTAGCTTTAACGTCCTTTACGTTTACCGCCTTTGGCTTTTTTGGCGTAGTTGGGATCTTTACAGTATTTTGATGCCGCCAAGTTGGCGTAAGCCGACGGATAGGTGTCAAAAGTACGTTTAGCCCATGCTTTACCTTCTGGGCAAATTTTACTGCCTTTGCTTTTACTTGAAGCATCGCCACCTTTACGAAGGTAGGTGACTTTGACTTTCCCTTTTTTTGGTCCGGTTTTGACTCTTGAGCCACAGTTTCCTCCTACCATGCTTTGCAACTCCAGTATCTAGCTGAAAATTTATCTTTTGCCGTGTCGCAGTTATGGCGTGCCCTAAAATTTTTACGTCTACCGGGCTGACCTTTTTTGATAGACATGTTTGGATCTCCAAAACGAACAAGTTTTATTTCATTACCTTTCTTTGCCAAGACAGCACTTTTTTTTGATTTACCGGGGGTTCTTTTTGGTTTGTTGTAACCTGAAAAAGTTTCCCCCCGATATTTCAACCGGCCTGAAGGTAGTCGCTCTACATTTTTAGTCGTAGCCATTAGCCAAAGTCTTTCCTTAAATACAGAATGACGGTGTATGTGTCTCCGCTACTGTGTCCCACAGTTGTAAAGTTAAGATCACCTGTTTTTCCTGATCCAGCGTTATTGGTTAAACCACCAAATTTAGTGTAGTCGTGGTCTCCACTTTGGTTTTCTCCCAATTCGATACAAAACAAATCTGTAGAAGCATCCCACAAAATTTGTACTTTCATACCAATGCATTGCCACCAAATACGTTCAATGGTGACACCGGTGCAGGTGTCACCATCTGCACTAGTTTGCAAAGCAGAAACATCCACTTTAGTTACTGCACTTTCGCCCGTGCCATCCGAAATGTTCGTAAGTTTTAGAACAGCAATTTTTGGGCCATCTGCCAGCGTTTGAGAGGCTACTGTATCAGCCATTTCTACCTCCTATAGGATTAGGAATCCGCAAATGGAGTAGCAAGGGTACCTGAACCTAAAAGGGTTCCCGTTACAAGATACTCATCTGCCGCAATAGCTGTTACTTCAACATAAGACCCTGCGATACCGCCTGTAGTTGTGCCATTCATGGAAATAACATCATTAGAAGCGGATGGAGCAAAACCGCGAGACTGCGATGTTGCCGCCGCCGCAAGAACTAGGTGGCCGACAAACTTGTCCGTACCATCCGTCTTAATGTCTAGGTCAGACGCTGTAGTGCCAATAAAGAACGTGTACTTAGCGCCAATAGTGTCCGTGCTGGCAGAAGGCAGTGTTACTGCGCCATCTGCGTCATTGACTTCGATGATGCGACCTACATGGTCAGCATACGTAAGAGTTGTTTCCGCAGTAATATCTACTACGGCTGTGGAACCTACGGCTGTAAAACCGCGCTCAGACCGTACTGGTCCTGAAAAAGTAGTTTGACCCATGTCAATCTCCTGTCTTGGGTTGTGTCAGCCTCAGTATAAAGCTGTCAGGAGATTTTAGTATGCGCCAAAAAAGAAAGGGCGGCAAGTGCCGCCCTTGATTAGACAAAACGTTTTTATGCTCCGGGTGTACCGAAGACAGAACGCCAGTCTGATACGCCGAAAGAATATCTTTCTCTAGCTTTGAAGCGCATGTTGCCGGTGTCAAAGTCACCTTCCATAGCAGTTTTCAGAGGAGTTCGTTGGAACATCTTGAATCCATTAGGTGCGTCAGTCTTAATGAAGAACGCATCTGTGTCAGTCAAGAAGTGGTTTACAACCGCTCCATCTGGAAGCATTCCCATGCTCTTCATAGCGTTCAAATCATTGTCCGCTGTTGCTGATCGCAGGTTTGAGTTAAGAACCCTTTCTGCAATGAACTGAAGTTCTTTAGGAATGATTAGCTTCATGCCACGTACAGCAATCTTGAGGCCCCGCTCATCGGTAAGACCTGCAATATCGATCATCATCTGCTCAAGCGAGGTCTCATTAAGATCCGCCGCAGTTGACAATATATTACGCTGGTTACCTGTGAGAGAGGGGTGAGAGGATGAGCACAAAGACGCACCATCACCAATCGCAGAAGCGCCTGCCGTAAAGGCATTGTTTAAAATTGCCGCCGCTTTGATTTGCTTTGTTTGAGACATAGAACGTGCAAGTGCGCGTGTATAACGAGAAGCAAGACGATCATAAAGATTATCTTCTATAGCCTCCTCCGTTATTGAAAACGCAAGCGCAATTGTCTCATGGCTGTAGCGTGCGGTATATGTCTCTTGAGCGTCGTCAAAAGAAATAGATCCGCCTTCACTTTTGACAGGTGCAGTGCCAAAGCCTGAAAGCATTACCTCTTCTTCGAATGCACGATCTGAAGATTCTTCGTCGAAGATTTCAGCGTGCTCTTGATCGTAGCGATCATACTCCATGCCAAAAAGGGCGTTCAAACCCGGCTCGAGTTCTTTCGCTAACTGGGCGCGAGAAATAGCCATTGTTAGACCCCCTTAAATGCCAGTTGAGTCGGCAGTCGTCTGTGAATCAAAACGACGAGTACCGGAGTTAAAGTGCGCATTGATACGAACAAGAAGATGCGCTCCAGCAGAGCCATAATCTTGGTTCGCTTCATCGTCAACCAAACCAACGATGCGTAAGGGCAAGGTTGCTGTGGTTCCGATAGAGCTTACGCTCAATTGCGAGTTAGATTTTCCTGTATTAGTTGAGCCAGTACGAGCAGAGGTACCAAGACTTGCGTTAGCGAAAACGCTAGTAAGTGCAGTAGCACGATCTGTCAAAGTAGCATCAGCGGCAACCACAAACAATTGCTCAGGGTTGTCAGCTACTAAAGCTTTTACAGGATGATTGGTGTCAACACTGACACTGCCTGAACCGGGCCAGTAGTTAATAAAAACTGGCTTTTTAGAGACAGAATCAACATATTCAACACCTACAAGAACACCAAGAGCGGCAGTAGTGCCTCCCGCAGTGTCACCAGCTTGGTCAATTACCCCTCCAGCAAGTGGAATAACGAGTGCTCCGTTAAAAATTGCATTTGTGTTGTTACTAGCAATTTCATATTGAGTCACCCCAGTACTGTTAGTACCGCTTCCAACTAAACCTACAGGACGAAGACCGAACGAAGTTTCAGCATTTGCCATAACTTATTCCTCTTTGTCTAAGCGGTTATTTATTTGAACCGCCAAAAGTTACACGAGATTGACGTTCGGGTTTGCCGATCGTCATGGTTGGATGCGCATTTTCTCGCATCATATCTTGTTCGACAGCTTGAATCTGATCCGCGTTACGTTGAGCAAAATACTCTGCGCGTTCCTGTACTGTCTCAATAGGTATGCGTGCGAGGACAAGACCCCCTACGCCAAAGACACCTTCAAATTTACCTGAATCAATTACCGGGGCTTCAAAATCCGGATACTCATCTTGACGAACAAGTTCGTATCCTTCTCGAAGTCGAGCAGAAATGTTTTTGCGGTCATCAAAACCACGTACTTCTGCGCGAATCCAACGATGTTTAAAGCCTTCTGGTGCAGGCGGTGCTTCTAACATAGACGGAGGAGTCCAAGGCTTACGCCGTGCCTCTTTCTCTCTGGACGCCTTGTCACGTGATGAGCGGTTAATGCCCTCGAAACCTTGTGTTTTAATCTCTTCAGACATCTCTTAATCCCTCACGTACTTAGCGTACTCTTCTAACGGCACTCCCAACTTTTTAGCAATTGCAACTTGGGTCGGGGAGAGTTTGACCCTTTTACTGCCTGTGCGCCCGGATGTTGAGCGGGAAACTCCTGCCACCGTCTGGGCGGGACGGCGTTCGGAACCCGTACTGTTCAACTTATGCGGGAATTCACCTCGCATACGATTGTCCAATTCATTATAGTAGTCATCTGATTGCGGATCAAACCCTTCATCTTCAACCAACTTTTTGTGTATACCAAAAGCCGCAAATGTCATAGCTTCGTCTTGACCAAACCACTCGTTTTTCTTGGCCCACTGCTCTGCTTTAGGGTCCGGAGCTTGTTGTTCGGGGGCCTGTTGCGGAGCTTGTTGCGGAGCTTGTTGCGGAGCTTGTTGCGCATAGTACTGCTCGTACTGTTGACGTTGTTGAGCGGCTTGTTGCGCTTGAGTGTATTGATTGGCTTGAATAGAAAGATCGGTAAGCTTTCTTTGCGCGGCAAGAGTTGCGTCTGAATCTCCTAACTCTACGGCACGTTTGTATTCAGCCTCCGCTTGACGATGCTCGACATTTAAACGATTGCCGTATTCCGTCATATATCCATGATCAAGACTGTTAACACGAGTCCGCAACTGCTCTGTTTCAGTCTGCACCTGTTGTGCATAACGTAAGGCTTCTTCGCGCTGACGTTCCGCTTCTCGCATTTTTTTCGTTAGACGATTAATGCGTTTTTTTACAGAGGCGCTATATTCCTCATGTTCCGCTTCATCTTCCGATACGGCCTCAGCAACCTCAACCTCCGGTTCTGGTGCTGGTTCAGGAGTGCTTTCGTCACCCCCTAAATCAATTTCTGTTTCCTGTGCATCGGAAACATCTAACTCATATTGAGTTTCTTCCTTTAGCTCATTACTCATACCTGATCTCCTCAAAGGCTAAGAATGTCTTCTGGATCGTCAATGACACCCAAAACTTCATCATCATTAATGATGCGCACTTCCCCGCCTTCAATGCGAAATCGAGATCCCGCATATCTAGCAAAAATAATCCAATCTTTTGGCTTGCACCATGGACCTGTAGGGAATTTTTTAGGGTCTTGGTAACAAAGCGGACCTTGCTTGACGACATATCCAACAACCGTTTGGATTTGACCATCTTCAAGAACTTTGTTAGGGACGATAATACCGCCATCGGTGGTTTCTTTTCCTCGATAGGGCAAAATAAGCATTCGCCAACCAGTAGGGTTAGGCATTCGTTCAAGTAGCGATTTATCCATCGCATCTGGATCTAAAACTTTTGCTTTTGGTTCAGCGTAAAGGCTTTTTACACCTTCTTTCGCGGCGTCTAAGTCAACACTTGACGTTTCAGTCATCGATGTGCTCCTGTTCATTTAGCAGGCTACTGAGTTCCTGTAAAAAATAGTTGAGGGCTTTTAACATTCCCATCAACTCGCGGTATTGCTCCATGGTTGTGACCCCGTCGTGCTCAAGCACTTCTAAGATCATCTCGCGGCGTTCTTTTGCAAGCCGTTGTAAGGATTGCGCCAATTGCAGGCCGTCCAATGCATATCTCCTTTATAACATATGTATGCGTTTTATAGCAGGCGATATGCAATAAGGCAATTAGAAGATACCTTTAAACCTCTGTTTTTTAATCACGATTGGACTATAGCCTTTGACCATGCCACCCTTTACCATGTTTTTTGCGACGGCCATACCACGCTTTTTTTCATAGCCTGATAATTTACCATCGTTGTCTAAATCAGCTTTTTCTGGATTAAATTTAGCCATGATTAAGCACTCGTAAACCGACCACCGCGCAACGCGGCACCCATGCCTCGCTTTTTGCCCGTGGTTACCTTACCTTCGCCAATGCTTGGCGTTTTTTCTTCCTGCACTGTGCAGTAAGGAATTTTACCCTGACCTTCAATGTCCGCGTCACGGGTTGGTTTTGGCGGCTCTTTCATAGGTCCGCCCATGATTTTTACAGATGGCATAACTAGCCTCCTTGGTTTTGTTGTTTTAACAATTCACGTTCTAACGCGGCCTGTATTCTAGCCTGTGTTTGACGCTCTTGGCTTTGCAAACGTTGCTGGAACTCTTGTTGCTTGTTTTGCATGCGTTGCTGATCCATCGCAAGCTCTTGCTGATCCATTGCCAACTCGGCCTGCTGACGCTGTGCATCCAACTGCAACTCTTGTTGCTTGAGTTGAACAAGTGGATCGGGTCCTTCCTGACCTTGACCAGAAATCTGTGCAGACAACTTCTTGAGGTTTTGCATTTCTTGCGCCTCAATACGCGCAACCATTGCATCTAACTCAAGCTCAAGCTCTTGATTAAGGGGTTGACCGCCCGTCTGTTGCATGAACTGAACTGCGGCCTGTTCCTGCGCTTTAATTTTGACATGTTCCAAGATGTGTTTTTGCAGGTTAATGGCAACCATTGGATTCTGAGCAACCATTGGCGATGTGCCAAATGTCAAGTGCGCGATGATGTGAGCGTCATGATCTTGACCCTCAAACGCTTTCAAAACGGTACCACTCAGCGCATCGATGTTTTCCTGCGCTGGATCTTTTGGTTCTGGCTCCTCTGAAGACTGCGGCAACAAAATTTTATCAATATCACGGACGCCCAAAGCCTCATATACACGGCGATATGCTTCATATAAGTCATGCATTTGCGGGGCTTGTTGGGCAATCTGTAATTGCGACTGCGCCAAAGCAATACGCTGTGCTTGTGAAAAGACATTTGGATTAGATACCGGTACTACATCTACACGGTTATCAAAGTCAGACGCCATAATAGTGCGGTCGCCACCCTCTACAGAGAAGGGATACTCCTGCGGCAGATACTCCGACATAACTCTCGAAAGCATCTTGAACTCTTTCCTCATCGCGTAGTGCAGGCGCTTATGCACAGCACTCATGACCCGCGAGCCTTGCTCTAACATTGCTACCGTTGTACCTACAGCGGCACCTTGGTTGCCGTCACCCACTTTAAGATCCGTGATAGTGGCAAACCGACGGCCTGCGTCCACTACAAAACCAAGAAGGTTAAACAATGTTTGATCCGGACCTTTAAACGGCAAAGGCAACAGACTGTCTCTGATTGCTCCACCGGGCGCATCTACGTCCCTAAACTCACCGGGCTGTAAAGGCTCATCATCATCCCTGATTCGCATACCACGAGCTTTGAAACCCGCCGGTAAATTAGAAAACGTGCCAGCATCAATTAGCTGACGTAGCGCCGCTGTTGCAGTGCGGGACAAACCGCCAATCGTGTGAATCAAGCCAAGTCCATAGAACCCAAATCCGGGCAAGAACTTGTAGTGAACGAAGTATTGGATCTTTCGTTTTAGCTCATCTTCCTCGTTATAATTACGACGAATAGATAAAACCTGCCCATTATCTTCGCTTATGGTGACGACATACGGGATCTTAATACCCGTTGGTTCGCCATCTTCCCCCATCTCTTCAAAACCGGGTAAATCTAGATCAACATGGCACTCAAGCAAGGTGCAATCATAGTCAATCATATTAGGCTGAATGCCCTCGATTTTTTCCATCGCTTGCGCAATGTCTGTCGCTTCTTCACCCTGCGAAGGCAACACCTGAATATCCCGATAAAAACCCGTTACCTGACGCTTTCTAACGTCGTTTAAGGCCATTTTGACGACTTGTGTGACGTTGGGGCAGGTATCTAGATCAGTAGCCGTGTAAGGAACTACCAAGTCTTCTGCGGGTACAAACTTGCTTACCGCACGATCAATTGTTTCGTCAAAATAAACTTTCTTAAACGTAGAGCCTGCCAGCGGCAAATAAAACAGCATCTGATCAAACTCTGGCGTGTAATCCTCCATCACACTAGTGATGTAGTAATTCATAAACTCTTTTACACGTTCAGATTGCGCCTGCTTATCACGCGTCAATTCACCCATAACCGCTGTACGGACAGGGCCACCGGGAGGCAAAAGCTCATTAAACGCTTGCGCTTGAAATTGTGTTGCGGCTTCGGCCAACAAAGGATGAGTTACGCCCGTCGCGCCACGAAAAGGCATTGTGCGATCTTCGTAAGTATAACCCAGTAGTTCTAACCCTTTGGAATAAGAATCCTCCCAATCAGAACGAGATGATCTATTGGCCTCGTATTCACTTAATAATTCGTTAGAAATAGTCGCCAAATCGCTGTCGCCCATCTCTTCGGCCAAATTTCGGTAAAAATCGTTTTCATCGACCATCATCATTTCAGATGGGTCAAAATCTACAATAACGCCACCGTCATCTTCCTCAGATATCTCAATACCCTCTGAAGAGTCGGTCATTTTAGGCTCAAACGTACCGGGAGAAGCTATCTCAATATCTAGCTCTAATTCTTCTGGATTTACCTCTAAATTCGCTGTGCTATCCATCAAGGATGATAGCGTGGCCTTATCGTCACCGTTAGCCATAGGTTCTCCAAATTATTTCATGTATGGGATGTAGGATGCTACACCACGTTTTACGTCATCATAACCGCGATACATATCTTTTGCTATGGGAGCGAGACTTCTAACTCCGCCTCCTTTCGCATATGTGCTGACAGGTTTTTTCGCCCATTCCCGCATCTCATCAGTAATTGGCATGTAAAACACTTCTTGACCCTTTGTCTGCTCTCCAGCTTTTACAGGTTTACGAGTTCCCAAAAGATTTCCGGGTACATCGTCAATTTGTACCTGAGGCAACTCATAAGTTTCTACTTTGGATCCGTATCGCTTGGCAAACTTGCTCATATAGCTTCTGAGCGGACCATCGTAAAAGTTAAATTTACGGCCACTGTATTTTCTAGACTGCATAGCATTAGTTGATAGCGCTACGCCGTCATGGCCTTTAGCAATTGCTTCTCGAAAAACTTCTCGCAGGGTCAATTCGTGCCAATTCTTTTTAAAGGGCGCGTCAGGAACACCACCCTCACTAGGGTTATATGCATCTTTAAGAGCCTGCTCCCTTAATTCAGGAGTACGCTTACGCATTTCGTTCTTTTCCCAAAGAAGTTGAGCAGAGCCTGCATCGACTACGCCCCCATCATCTTGAGCTTTTTCAAAGTCACCGTTGTCGTATTTAGCTTTTCCTTCTTGTCGCACGTCCCTGTAGAGTTCAGGATAAGTGTCTTGAGCAAGTTGCGTGTGTTTTATATCCGCTACTTTTTTGCCTCTTTGGTGCCAATCGGACTGAATTTCATCAATGAACAAGGCGTCAAACGAGTCCCCTGTAGCGGGGTTTTCTACCAGTCTTTCGTTATAACGCGCCCACCCAATAGTATTTGGCGAAAGACCTCGATGATATCCGGGAATAACAGCCTCTGTTCCGAACACGTTTATAGCGTCCCTAGAAGCCTCAACTCCTGATATAGGATCAGTCTGCGTAACAATCTCTAACGTTCGTGGATTACTGTGTTCAGAACCTTCTTTAAATTTTGTTCCGCCAAAAGGCTTTACCACATACTCATTGTTATAAAAAGTAGAGTCGTTTCGCTTTAAAGGAATAGCCCGCTCTGTCAAATACTCCGTTATTTCGTCTTTCGTAACGTTTTTACGACCTCTTAAATACGTTTCAAGACCGGAATATTGAAAATCCTCTGGGTTGGGGTTTGTTTTTTTCAGAGCACCTAAAAATTGATCGCCACTGCCTTTTTCTTGCTTCAACGCCTCTACTTTTGACAGAAGCGGACTCTCAAACGTCCCTGTTTCGTAGCTATATAGCCTTGGCAAATTGTCCTGTAACCGACCTACCTCTAAAGGCAAGGTTTCACCCACGCCCGCTTCTTCACCTAAAGAAGGTCGTCTGCGTGCAAGACCGATGCCCTCGTTTGGACGCTCACCATACGCACCTTGCATGGCCTGTGTTTGCTGAGTAAGTGAATCCTCATCCAGTCTTTGCGATCCGGGCAAACCAAAACCAACTTGCGCACGGTTACGAAGTTTAAAAACATCCGAAGTGGTCGCTCGTTCTATTTCGCCCGGATAAGCTCTTTGCGCTAACTCATATGCTTTTTGCGGACTTAAGGGGCCTTCTGACTCTAACCGCCTTTTTTCGCTTTCTGCGGCCTTAGCTTCTTTAACCGCCGGTGATCGCCCTTGAGCAACATCTGTACGAAACTTAGACTGTAGCCGACCTTCTACCGCATCAACATATTCCGCAAGACCAGCCGTTAAATCTTTTTCAAACTTGTCATTATCATGAATCCAGTTAGCGGTTGATTCTTTTGTCTCAAAATTTGTAGTTCGTATGCTCGCAGGAATGTAAATAGCTTCCATCTCAGGATCATAAAAAATCCGATTGCCACCTACCGCCTCTGTGTTTAACGTACTAGGGTAAATTTCCACTCGAAGATTGGCCGCTTCTGGGTACTCTTCGAACAAATTAGGCCAGTCAATGTAGTCGGAAACTCTTGAAGCAGGATTTCTCAAGCGCTCCGCATAAGGAACATCGGATCCCCTTTGCTCTACCTGCCGGTCAAACGCCATAGGAATCTTATCCGTGGCGTTTTCCTTGAGTTTCGTACCACCTCTACCATACGAGTTAATCACCGCACCGGGCTGGTTCTCTAAAGTACGAATAACACCCGTTTGATCTTTAATAAACTCGTCGCGTTTTTTACCAAAAAGCTCGGTAGCCTTTTTAATCTGATCGCCAACCTTGCCAATAGCTTTAGGTCCAGCAAGCGCCGCACCCAACAAAACTTGACCACCCGTACCCACGGCGGTACCTGCACCGGGGACAATGTCTACTACATCCAAACCCGCCATGCCATACTCAAACGCCGACGGGTCCTCTCCATACGCCTTACGCTCCAAAACCTGAGCAATGCCACCACCGGGCAAAATAAACTCAGCCGGACTACCTTCAACACGACGCTCAAGACCGCGAAACAACTCAGCGGCTTTCGCCATTAAAGGTGAATCAGGGGCCTTTATGACCCCATATTCTTCCTCAGGTGTCACTTTTTAGGACCCCTTACTATTGGCATAATCCCCATCTCCATTGTTCCGGGAGCCGTGGACCGTAGGTTCCGCATGAACGCCGCACTACGACGATCTTGAGCCACGGGCCGTGGGTCTTGAGACACTTCCCCTCCATCTTCAAACCTTCGACCACGCATCAACTGCCTCGGATCACGGGTCACGGGTCTCGACGGAGAACGTACCGGTCTAGGAGGCGTAGGTGTCCTTTTTACAGGTTCCTTCACAGGCATAGGCGGTGGTGTCGGTATGCGAGGGGGCATCCGTGGTGGCATGGGCGGCGGTTCTACCGGAATAGGAGGTAGTCCGGGGTCCGCGATTATCGGGCCAGAACCTCCCGGTGGCATGGGCGCGGGCACCGGCTCACGGGGCGGAATAAAAATAGGCGGCTCTCGCGGAGGCATAGGCTGTGGCATAGGCATGCTTGGTGGCATCGGATCCGGAACTGGCATGGGCGGTGGCTCCGGCGGAATAAAAATAGGCGGCTCCGGTGCGGGCGGCATAGGAGCCGGCATGCGCGGAGGTTCTGGCATAGGCATCGGAGCCGAACGCGGAGGTTCTGGCATAGGCATGGGCACCGGTATAGGTGGTGGCTCCGGTGTAGGCATAGGTAACTCTGCTCTCACAGGTGGCATGGGCACAGGCATAGGTAACTCTGGCTCAAACACCGGCGGTGGCGGAGGAGGTGGAGGCGGCTCTACCGCAACCGGTGGTGGCGGTGGAGGCGGCAAATCTATTACCGGTGGAGGTGGCGGCGGAGTAACTATTTTTGGTGGCTCAGGCTCCGGCAAAGGCACAGGCGTAGGCGGCATACCGGGGTCTGCAATAATCGGACCTGAGTCCCCCGGAGGAAAACGCACGGGCGGTTCTACCGGTGGCGGAATAATAATAGGTGGTTCTACAGGCAGAGGCTCCCCTCTTGGTGGAGGCGGCGGTGGAGGCGGCGGTGGAGGCTCAACTATAGGTACACCGGGAGGCAATGGCGGCAGTTCTATAGGCACAGGCTCCCTTCTTGGTGGCGGCGGCGGTGGCGG